CTGTTCCTACTTGATTAACTTCAACAGCTATGCCTTTGACTTCATCAAAGGTTTTCTTAGCTTTAAGAACAGTACCCTTATACTCCTTATACATCTCACAACCTTGCTGGATTGCTTCAACTGCTTTTAGCGCTCCTGCAAAGAGGAGTAGAGGCATATCTAATCTTTAATATCTTTGTATATGTGATATAATTTTTGGCCAATCATTAAAGCGGTATATATTAAAGTTGCCCATAATACTAATTCACTTACTTGATAACCAGCTACTGTAGCTAATGACACTGTGACGGGAGGCGTAGCTTTAGTCATAATTGCTACTCCCGTTTCTGTTGTTATATGATCACTCATTTCTAACCTTTGTAAATAGTTCGTAATTATTTAAAATTCTAGGGTCTGAGGGATTAAACTCTAAAGCACTTTTACAAAAGCGAATAGCTTGATCTGTTAAACCTAGATGCCATGCAGCAAGGCTGTGAGATGTATAAGGAGTATAAAGGAACTGTCCTTAAAGCTAAGAAAACTTTTGATGAAGTCAAGGGTATAGCTGTTGAAGTTAATCAAGTAGGAACAGGTATCTGGGACTTTATTAAGTCTAAGTTATTCCCTGAAGATAAGCCTCCTCCTAAACCGGCTGTAGTAGCTCCAGAACCTACTAAAGAAAAGCCTAAAGTAATATATGAAGAGTTTGATGAACAGTCTGTTAAGGCTGATTTAATTAAAAACCTTAAGATATTCTTTAAAGTAATGATAGCTATGAAAAAGAAGATAGCAGAACAACAGGAAAGAATTGATCACTCAGTTATTGATCCTGATGAACTATTGGATATGTCCTTAGATCATGTTGTTGCTATGAAGGAGATGGAGAAGCTACAAAAAGAAATTCGAGAGATTATGGTTTATCAAAGCCCTCCCGAGTTAGGTGCCTTGTATACAGACGTAGTTAATATGTTTGGTATTGTACAAGAGAAACAAGAAGCTACTCATCTTCTTAATATGAGAAAAAGAAAAGATGATTACCAAAGAAGACAACGTTTTATTAATAGAATGAGACAGCGTGTTCTTTGGGTAATTGCAGTAGTAGTAATTATACTTGAGATATGGGGGTTGATATTAACAATTCATCTGGCGAGACCATCTATATAAGCTTTCTTATATTACTGACTATATTATTCTTTATTATATTACCCTTTGAGTTATATCTTTATATAATCGTTAAAGACGCAGTAAATGCGTGTAAAGGATAATCATGAATGACCTATTAAACATACTCAAAGGGGCTGCACCCGCATTAGCTACGGCTGTTGCTGGCCCTATGGGCGGTATGGCTATTAAAGCTATTGCAGATAAACTAGGAGTAAGTGCTTCATTAAGTGAAGTTACTAATGCCCTTACAGCTAACCCTGAGTTAGCTGCAAAGCTAAAAGATATTGATACACGAGCATTTGAAGCAGAAACAAAAGCTGTCTCTGAGAGATGGCAAGCTGACATGGCTTCCGATAGCTGGTTATCAAAGAATATTCGCCCAATGACACTTATCGCTATCTTCGTAGCGTACTTTTTATTTGCTAGCCTTAGTGCTGCAAGTATTAATGTTAACGAAGCATATGTAAAACTACTAGGTGAGTGGGGTCAACTAATTATGTTAGCTTATTTTGGTGGTCGTACCGCTGAAAAGATTATGGAGAAAAAGAAATAATGTTAGAGTTATTTAAATTGTGGTTAACTAAACCTACAGTCAAACCTACTGTTGAAGAAGTAGAAGTTCAAGTATGGGCTTTCGTAGTTAGATCTATTACTGTAATGGTAATGGTTATTGCCTTTGGTGTTCTCTATGCTATTGCATTTGAAACGCAAGAGCCTGACTTAGCACCTATTGACGCTATCTTCCTTGAGATTCTTAAAGCTATTGCCTTCATGGGAGTAGGTACTCTTGGTGGTATTTCTGGTCGTAAGGCTAGTGCTGCTGTTGCTAAAGCAATTGTTGGAGATGATGATGAACCTAAGTGAACACTTTACACTAGAAGAAGCAACGTATAGCGAAACAGCTATTCGCCAAGATATTGACAACCAACCTTCAACTGTTCAGCTAGAGAACATGAAGGTAGCTGCTCAAAAGCTAGAACAATTACGTGCCTTAACTGGCCCACTAAAGATTAATTCTTGGTTAAGACTACCTGCGGTTAACGTAGCTGTAGGTGGCTCTAAGGTATCTTCTCACATGGATGGTTGGGCTATTGATGTATCATCTTCTAAGATGACTCCTTACCAATTATGCCAAGAAGTTAAGAAGGCTGGTATTAAGTTTGATCAGATGATCCATGAGTTTGGTCGTTGGATGCACATCTCCTTCGCTCCTGAGATGAGACAGCAAGAGCTAACCATCTTCAAACCAGAAAACAAGTACAAGCCCGGCATCTTAACTGAAGCCGAATACCACGCAGCGTAATCGGTACCTAATAGGAAACACTCTTGAAAAGAAACCACAGAAAACAAGTGGATGAACTTGTTAAGGCTCCTAAGTCTTTTCACATCCAGCCAAAGACCCGTAATCAAGGTCTATTGTTAGAAGCTATTGAACACTTCCCTATCGTTGTCACCTTAGGTGCAGCTGGTGTAGGTAAGACTTACTGTGCAGCAAGTAAGATAGCTCAATTATTTCAATCAGGCAACTACGACCATATTATTTTAACTCGTAGCAATGTTCCAACTGGGAGGTCATTAGGCTTTTTCCCAGGTGATATCAAAGAGAAGCTAGCACCGTGGTTGCTTCCTATGATAAGTGTTTTACAAAAACAATTAACAAAAACTAAATATGAATATCTCTTAGCTAAAGATACTATTCAATACCAACCCATTGAAACAATTAGAGGGCGTTCATTTGAGAACGCTCTTATTCTTGTTGATGAGGTTCAAAACATTACTATAGAAGAATTAAAAGCAATCACTACTCGATTAGGTGAGAATAGTAAAATGGTATTGATGGGTGACGCTAGCCAAAGTGATATTGATAAGGGTACTAATATTCTTCGCTTTTGTAATATGTGCGAAAGAAATGGTATTGAAATTCCTATTGTGAGGTTCACAGTAGACGACATTGTAAGGTCAGATATCGTTGGTGATCTGGTTAAAATGTTTATTAAAGAAAATATTTAAAGGATAACTATGGCTCAACCAGTTGAACAACTAGGAAGGGGAGGTTTAAATACCGACCTTCCTCCAATAATCGTACCTCAGAATACATTCACAGATGTATATAATGTACGGTTTGATGATGAGTCTGTGCAAACAATCACAGGCGAAACTACATATAAAACCGTATCTATTGTACCTAACTTTGGTGTTCACTGGCCTCGACCCGATCAAGGTTATAATATCTTTGGTAAGAACGGTTACTTTGTAAGATTAGATGCGGCAGGTAATTCATCTGCAATGTTTACTAGTAATGATACCCAGTACGCAAATAGCGATTGGCAATCAACTTATTTTAATGGTGGATTTGCTGTTGTAATTAACAATGGTAAATCTACACCCATGTATTGTTTGTATGGTGATCTCTCTGCTGGATCAACTTTTCAACCATTACCTAATTGGAATTATTATTCCGGTTTAACAGTAACAGCTAAAGTAATCAGATCATTAGGTTATTCTTTAGTAGCAGCTAACCTGTCTATCACACAAGGTTCTACAGTGACATCTGCCCCCGGGACTGTTCGTGTATCAACACAAGCCCCTACAGGTGGTATTCCACAAACATGGGAACCTGGGTTAACAACTGATACTGCTGATGAGTTTGAATTATCCTCTACTTCACCTGTACTTGATATGGCTGAACTACGTGGTAATTTATTTATTTACTCATCAGATAGTATTAATATCTTAGCTATTGGCGCAACAACTAGAGTATCACCTTATTCAAGCTCATATGGTATTTTAAATACAGATTGTGTAGTTGAGTTTGATGGTAAACATTTAGTAGTAGATAGAAACGATATTTACGTTCATAATGGTTCTGGTAGTATTGAATCTATTGCTGACTGGCGTATTAAGAAATACTTCTTTAATAATTTAAATAAGACTTATTCTTATTTAGTTAAAGTAACTAAACATAAATTCTATAAAGAAATCTGGGTAAGCTTCCCTAAAGGTAGTTCTACTGTTTGTAATGAAACTCTTATTTATAATTATAAAAATAATACATGGACTAAGAGACAAACACCTTCATTAACTTATTCTTTTACTGGTCCAGAAAATGTCTCTAATACCTTTAATTATAATAAAGAAGTTGTTTATATTACAACTAACACAACACAAACATTAGTTACTGATGATAACTATTTAATGTGGAATGGTACAGCATTAGCTGCATATACTTCTTATGTTGAGAAGTTACATATGAATACTGGTGATGTTACTGGTAGTTCTTATATTGCTTCTTTGTTCCCTATTTTTGATAAAGTACCTGCTGATGCAGCGATTACTATCAGAGTAGCTGGACAGAACAATTATACTGATGTACCTGACTTAACAACAGATACTGAAAGAACTACATTTGTATTTGAGCCTGATAATAAATTGTCACAAGGTTATAAAGTAGATCCACGATTGAATGGTCGTTTAATTAGTTATAGAATTACATCAACAGACTACTGGCGATTAGCCTTAATGTATGTAGATGCTAAACAAGCAGATCGGAGATAATAATGAATAACCCACCTATTACAGGTATTAATGAGCTAGATGCTTATCTATATAGTTTACATTTAACAATACAAGACTCGAACGATACTTCTAGCACCTTACCGCCTGTAGATCCTACAACTGGAAATCCTGTTGTGTACCCATTGCAGTATATTTCTATTAAATACGCTGATGACAATGTAGGTGGTGGGTTTTCTGATGTACCTACTTACAAAACATATTGGGGTATTCATAATAGCAGTAGTTCAGTAGAGTCTATTAATCCATCTGACTATACATGGTATCCAACTACTGCAGGATTTGGTACATTAATCTTTGTATATTTCCTTTGTATAGGTGCAAGATCCATTAAGTTTTATGTAGATACTACTCCACCATCATACAAGTGGGTTAAAGAACCTGGGGTATCTATTGATCTTGATTCGTTAGTGCCAGCTGAAACTATTTCTTTTAATGAGTTAATGGATGCTGCTGTTACAGAGCTTAAGCTAGCTGATGCTGCTGTTACTGCAACCAAGACTAACATTGCAGCGCTTAACCAAGCTACTGGTGGTTTAAATCCATTAACAGTAGATGCTGCACAAATTATGAATAATGCAGTTACAGAATTGAAGATTCTTAATGGTGCCATCACTAATGATAAGATTTATGCTAATGCAGTTACAGCAGATAAAATAGCAGCTAACGCTATTGGTGCTAATCAGATTGCAGCTAATGCAGTCACTGCTGTAAAGCTTGAGGCAGGGTCAGTTACTGCAGATAAGATTACATCGGGTGCTGTAACTTCAGATAAGATAACTGCAAATGCGGTTACTTCAATTAAGATTAATGCAGGAGCTATTACTAGCGATAAAATTGCCGCAAACTCTATTACTGCCGGATTGATTGCTGCCTCTAACGTAATTACTTCTTCTGCTCAAATCAGCGATGCAATTATTACTAATGCTAAAATTGCTAATGCAGCAATCACATCTGCAAAGATTGGTACTGCTGAAGTAAGTACCCTATCAATTGCGGGTAATGCAGTAACAGTTCCAGCTTATTCCTCATTAGGTTCTAACTTTAATGGGAATTGTCTTTACGAAACAACTATACTTTCATTCTCTTATTCAAACGGAGGATATCCCATTACTGTTATTGCTGGTTACGATGTGCTACTCGGATTAGGGGGCTCTCTACTTACAGTTAGAGTTTATGTAAATGGAACTCTTTACAGAGCTATTCCAATAAGTGTTACTCTTGACGGCTTTACTCGTGAGAACGTGTTTGGACAAACTACTATTTTTGTTCAGTCACCTCCTTCGACATCATTCTCAATTCAAATTACCCTAGGGAACTCAGACACGACAAACCCCTTAATAGCTTATGCGCCAAGTGGGTCACAACCAGGTTTTTATGCCTATGTTTTAGGAACTAAACGATGAAATTTGCTTATGTAGATAATGATGGTTACGTTATTAGCTTTTCCGAGTCAACTGTTCTAGAAGAAAATTGTGTTGAGATTAACGAAATCCCTGAGAGACCTCCAAATGATAATGGATGGCTAAAGTATCATCTTGAATCTCAAACTTGGGTTGATTTAAGATCTCAATCTGAAATTGAACAGTTAGCAGCAGATGCAGCACTTTCAAAAAGAAATATCCTTTTACTTATGACTGATTGGACTCAATTACCTGATGTACCTTCCCAACATAAAGAAGCATGGGCAGAGTACAGACAAAAGTTAAGAGACATAACTACACAACAAGGTTATCCTTTTAATATAATTTGGCCTATTAAACCTGAATTTAATTAAGAATATAAAACAAATGAACTTACTATTAATAACACCTGAAGACGCACTAAAGCAGTTACCAGTATTAACAAAGTACTTTAACAAAGCTATTGCGTATGGTCAAGGTGAATCAACCTTAACTGACTACATGAGGAAAATCCTTAACAAACAAGCTCAGTGCTGGTTGGCTATTGATGGTGCTCATATTGTTGGTGTTGGTCTTACAGAAATTTTAGAATATGCTCAACACAAGACAGTACATATCATTGTATTCTCTTGTGATGATTTTGAAAAATGTTACTCTCTATTTCCCATTGTAGAAGAGTTTGCTAAACAGCAGGGATGTACCGCTGTTGAACAATGGGGTCGTAAAGGTTGGGCAAAGGCTCTCCCTAAATATGTTCCAGGCTTTGAAGAAGCATACGTTGTTATGCGTAAGCCTATCGATAATTTAAATAAAGGAGAGTCACTATGAGTATTTTCAGTGATGTGTTTGGTGGTGGTAATAGCGGTGCAGTAACCTCTAGCTTACCTGCGTGGATGCAACCGTATATGGAGAATATTCTCCAGAAGAATCAAGGTGCTTTAGAGTCAGGTGAATTGAGTAAGGTAGCTGGTACTAATGCTAACTTAGCAGATGCCTTCTCAGGGGGCGGTAAAGCTATTATTGATAGCTACCAATCGGGTGACAAAACATTAGGTGATCAATCTAAACGTTTAGAGACTATGGCTAAAGACGGTGGTGCAGAAGAACTTAAAGACGCACTAGCCTTAGACATTGGTATGGGTAATGCTGGATTGAATAATCAATTTGGTGGCGGTGGTACATTAGGTTCTGCAAGACATAACTTAGCTGCAAGCACATCAGCTGACGCAGCTAAAGCAAAGTATGCTCAACAAGTTATTGCTAATAAGACTGCTGCAGAACAAGCCTTAGGTGGTAATGTAGGTCAACAAAGCGGTTTAGCTACAGGCTCTACATCAGCATTAACTAACTTAGGTACTACTGAGCGTGGTGTTGAGCAACAAAAACTAGATTCAACATGGCAAGGTATTCAGCGAGCTGCCTCAACTATGTTTGGTGGTGCTGCTCAGAATAAACAATCAGCTACACCGGGGAAATAATATATGAGTGGAAATATCGGTCAAACAATTCAGCAAGCAGCTGGTCCTTTAACACCTGCTGCTCCTACCCCTCAAGCACCTGCTCCTATGCAGAGCGTAGCAGCCCCTACTCAAGTATCAACCTCAGTTAATCCTGCTGCACCCCAACCTATCGGAGGTAAATAATGGCTCAAGATCCTTGGGATTGGACTAAACAAATCCAAGCTAACCAATTAGTAGCTCCCTTAGCGGCTATGCCTCAGGCACAATCTTCTCCTGCGCCTTCTCCAATGAATACTACTGGACCTCTTGGTCAGATGGCTCAACAGAAGTTGTTTAATGTGGGAGTAGAGAAAGCATTTCCATCAACCAAAGCACCTACGCAATTAGCACCTGTAGTTGATGCAGCACCTGCAACTCCAGGCACTGGTCCTCAGACTGGTGAGTTTGCTTCTCCGTTAGCTGATAAAGGTGCTGTTGAAGTAGGTGGTCCTATGTCTGGTGATGGGACATCTTTAATTGAAACATCAATCGAACCAATGGCACCATTAGCAGACGCAACAGCTTTAGGT